GTAGGACCAAAGGCTGCTTGTAGGTCTGCATACCGAGGATGAGTCAGGCGTTGCTTGATAGCATAAAGAAACTTCTTAGCCTGCTCTTGGGTTTTGGAAATAACAATGACATTGATGTTTGGATTTTTGACTACGCGGTAGGTCACGTAGTTAATCGTGATGGTCATAGTCTTGGCATGGTTTGGTGGAACATTTACCAAGAGGCGGGATAACCCCGCCGACCCTTTTTCGTATGTCATCGCTGGGTGTATCCAACGAGGTTCTTTACCTTCCAACATATCGACCACGTTAAGCATGTGGTCCCATACCTTGGCTCCCAGGTATTTCTCAGAAAACTCTGCAAAGTCAGATAGACCAGACCGAGCTTCATCAGCGAGGTCGGATGTTCTTAACCGAGCGTTATCTATATAGGCAGCGAAGCCTTCAGCTTCGCGCCTCTGGGTGTCATACCAAGAACGAGAACGACCAATAACCTTTAGGGCATCTACAATAGTGCGCCCTTGGCGCACCAAGTTGATTAGTTCTTTCCTGGCTTCTTCGGGGGTTAGATTTCTTTCCAAGTCTTCTCCAGTAGCTGTAGGGGTCTACAGGGGTATAGACAGAAGTATCCCCACTATATGTTTTTAACCAAGTTAAAGCGGGCGTTAAGCCCGCGTTTACGGCTTCGTGGAACTCAGCCGTTACACTTATATAGGGGTCTAGAGCGTCGGCGTGTTTCAAGGGGTAAATCAAACTTTTTTTCTTGGTATAACAAAAGTGCTGGTCAGAGCTGGTTTTCTGGTGAAAATATTTTTGATGATAGTGGGGGGCGGGCGGGGGGTGGACCTAAAAAACCCTGGGGTCGTCAAGGGCGCGGGCATAAAAAAAGGGGGCAAACGCCCCCATTGTCCCCACAAAAACAGTCGCCCGCACAGGAGAAACCCCTCCCCCACCGCTGTGAGAGAGGGGCGTCCGCTGACTATCCTATAGAGCGACTCTCTTCAATACTACACGAAGTGTAGAGGTAACGATACTGAATTCCGCGACCCCGCGATTCTCCGCGATGTCAAACACTACACCTACGCGACCCTTACCGATTGGGACCAAGTCCCCTATCTGCGCGAACTGAAGGGGAACTAACTCGAAATCAGGAACGCAATCGATGGAAGGAATTCCATACGCGTCCTTCGCGTCCTGTACATATGCCTTGAGATTCACCATCAAGTCGTCGTGTGTCCACGCTGTTGCCATTGTCGTGCCTTTCGTTGAATCACCGAACCCAGCGTTCGGCGATGGAATACAGAATACACGATGAGCCCCACACCTGTCAAATCTGGCTGTCTGGCTGAGCGTAAATACGGCGTGTCTAACGTGACCTATGACGTAACACGTAACCCAACACACATAACGCATCACATACACGCCACACCCACATCACGCGCCTGTCTACACGCATAGCGTATGTGCTATTGACAGCTCGCACGTGTATGGGCAATTCATAGCGTGTACACACATCTCAAGATAGCAGAACGTAGTTCTGCTTATATATGTCGAGCCAGTCGGAAATCCCGACGGCAGAAAGGTAATCCAATGAGAAAAGTAGCAACCGAAACACTAAGCGGTGTCGTGAAGAACGGCACTGTCCACATCTCCAAGGCAGACGACAAGCGCGTCTTCGCCAAGGTTCGCATCACCACACCAACCGCCAAATCTTCGAAGAAGATTGAGGCAATCCTCAAGGCAATGGGTCAATACCCAAACTTTGACAAGGTTCTCGCAGCCGTGCTCAAGGTCGAACCAAACGCATACCTAACACTGAAAGGCGGTGCTCGCTAATGAGTAACGACACAATCCTCTCCATCCTGTTCATCTGTTACACAGGAATGTGCCTCGGAATCGGGGCTCTCGCTGGAATGATGCGACGCGACACAGAGTGGCGCAGGCATCTCTTGATAGCAGAACGTAGTTCTGCTGATTCAGACAACCACTGGGAAACGGCAATCCGTGACTAGTGAATCAACCAACCCGAAAGGAGCAGCAATGACAGCAAGGAAGTATTACTCGACAGGGCAAGACCTAACCATCTCGATGGTAGATATCAAGGCGAGCAGTATGGAAGAAGCCGAAGCGGTTATGCAGAGGTTCATAGACCAAATTGCCGAGGTTATGAAAGACGAGGTTCGCTGGGACGAAGCGGATTGGACTATTCAAGAAAACACTATGAACGCAGAAGGAACAGGCTGGGAAGTAACGGACGAAAAGGAGGCAGTCATCACCTGCGGTGACTGCCTTCGCCCCGAATGTAAAGGATGTGAGTACTAATGCCGATGGTAACTGTATCAAGCAGCGACATAGTCGCTGAGCAATTCGCAAATGACTGGCTATTGGTCGTTGAAAACGACCAAGAAATGTGGACTCAACTAGTTGACGATGTCAAGGAGTTGGACTACAACCAAATAGCGGTGACTGCATACCTGCGCGAAGAGTGGGATGTACTCATCGACCAAATGGAAACACAAGTTTCCAAGATTTCTGACGTGGCTGGATTACTGCTACGCCAGATGCTCGTGATGGGTGACCGCCCATTCGAGTTGATTGCTAATCACGTGATTAGCAGTGTCAAAGAAAGCGAGGAATACAATGCCTAAGTACCTGGTATGGCAAGAACGCTCGTTCAGTTTCTACCAAGAGGTAGAAGCACCGAGCCGAGGTGAAGCAATCAACATCGCAGATGAGCGCGGTGAATGGGAACGCGATGACTCACAATCCGACATCGTGTACCACTACGAGGTCGAACTCGTACCTAACCAACCTGAGGTCGATGACCTCATCAAATCAGAGGAGGAAAGCAATGGGTAACAATATGTCGCAAGACTTGGCAGAGAATGTCATTGACATTCGGCAATCAATCACCATCCAATTGCGAAGCAATCACTACCCACCAGTTCCATACGAAATGGTGGAACCGTGCATTGAAGCCATCTATGCGTGTAGTGATGAGGACTACGACAAGAGAATAACACTCCCAAAGGGAGTGACTTGGCGTGGCTCGGTAACAGCGCCCGCGTGGGCGATAGTTGAAGGTCATCACTTAGAGCCGTGGCTATGACCAAACACATTATGGATATGACGCAGGCTGAGCTCGCGCAGATAACCTGCTTCGGATATGAGGGACATCCCTGTTCAAACCCAATGGATGAATATGGTTGTCGTAACTCAATGAAAGATAACGAGGCATTCTGTGCAGAATGCTGCGCCGACACTACCGATGGCGTGTGCTGTGGGTAGCGTGTATCAAGATAGCACATCTTTAGATGTGCTTTATATATAGGGCAACTCAACGAAAGGAGAAGCAATGCCGAAACTCAAAAGGTCTAACGACCGCAAGGTAACCAACATGGCAACACCAAATGGCAAGCGGTCAGCAATTGCTAACACGTTCGGTCTGCCTAGTGGTAAGCAGTACTCGTGTCCCTATGCAACCAGCATCTGCGAGAAGATTTGCTACGCAGGTAAACTGGAAAAGATGTACACCTCAGTTCGTGAAGTGTTACTTCACAACTGGAATGCGTTACGCAACGCCGACAAGTACGACATGTGGGCAATGCTTGACACCATGATTCTCGATTTCAAATCAGACTGTGACACCAAAGGTGTCAAGAAATTGTTCCGCATCCACTGGGATGGTGACTTCTTCAATGCCGATTACATCTGGGCATGGAAGGTAGTCATCGAGAACAACACCGACACTCAGTTCTGGGTGTACACACGCAACCCTGACGCAGCTCGTGCGTTACGTGACATTCCCAATCTCTCGCTGTATTACTCTGCAGATGCAGAGAACTGGGAGTTCGCACCGCAAGGTGTGAAGATTGCATACCTCGGTGACACCTTCGGTGCTGCCAAGCAAGCAATGCTAGCCATGACAGGCAAGCCAGGTGCTTCCTGTCCCGAACAACTCAAGCGCATTCCACTCATCTCCGAAAAGGGTGGAGCCTGTGCGGTATGCCGTCTATGTATAGACGGTAAGTCCGACATCCGATTCAGTATCAGCAAACGATAGGAGCAAACATGGAACCATCATTCAGAATCACACAAGTAGAAACTCTACTTACCTCATACACAGACGCAGTACATCGCAGTGGCATGGGCGACCTTGCCATATGGCAAAGCCTTGAATCTATATACACACGACCAGATGACTACGAACTAGTGCTCACGTCCACACGTGAAGAAGCCTTTGACCGTATGGTCAAGGATAACTGGCACGTATACATGGGCGACCACTTCTTCGGCATCGACTATGAAACCGTCGATGAAGAAGTACTGAAGTACCTAGTCGACAACCAACTCGTCACTCGCGTAGACGAATCTTGATAGCACATCAAAGATGTGCTTTATATATAGGAAGCAAGACCCAACCAAAGGAGGCAACACAATGGAAACAATCACAGAAGCAGTAGCACAATCAACACCAGTCATCGAGCAGTCAACCCGACTTATCGCTGATGAAATAAAAGACCAGGTAGCAACACTCGAAGCACAGGTCAACACACTGCGTGACTCACTCTACCGAGAGCGAGCTCATGTACGTGACCTCTTCACTGCAATCAACGATGACATCGAGTCCAATGATTGGACTGAAGAGGACACAATCTCACTCAAGGAACTAAGCGATTACCTTGAGTCAGCGTTCTCTAGCAAACTCGTATTCACTAAGGAATACGAAGCGTATGTCGAGTTCACTGTCAAGACCACCGTCAAGTACAGGTCAGAGAATGCAGAATCTGCACAAGAAATTGCAGACTCTATCGGGCTGGACATGGATGACAGTGATGTCAACTACGATGGCGAGGCAGAAGTCAGCGAGTTCTGGGTTGAAAGCACACGAGTCCTATCCGTAGAAGAACAATAGAAAGGAAGCACATGACAACCGACACAATCAAGTCAACACCCAAGCGAGGTGACCGTTGCGCCAATGGTGCAACCATCCTCGATATCAAGAAGACGGTAGGCGAAGGATGGATTGTCCTCTGCCTGTATCCCGAATCTCAGTACCATCCGTTCGTAACATGGTGGGCTTTCTGGTCGCAGACTGGCGAGCTTTCCTGCTCAATGGGTCATTACCATGACCAACTCTCCGAAGCAGTTGTTGACTTCGACAACCGCCTGTGAGATACTCTCTCCCAACCAACCAACTAACGAAAGGAAACACATGACAACAACACGCAGAATGTCAGCAAGTATTGCTGGCTCAGCAGTAACCGCAACATCCGCACAAGACGCAGCACAACAGGCTGGTCTTGACTGGCACGTATCACTGGCTGACCTCGAAGCCCTAGCAGTAAACGATGAGGGTGTCAGCAGACTCCAAGTACCAAGCACATTCGCAACTGTACGTACCGACAAGGACGGCGGGCAGTCAGTGCTTGGCACTGTAGGTACACGATACCAAGTGTTTCAGAATGGAGATATGTTCTCTGCTCTAGATGCACTGGTTGATTCAGGTGAAGCACGATATGCCAACGCAGGTGAGCTGCGTGGTGGTGCTCAAGTCTGGATGCTTCTTGAACTTCCAAAGGAAGTCAAGATTGCAGGTGACCCACATGCTGCTTACTTACTAGCACGAACCTCACACGATGGTTCATGCTCACTCGGTGTCACGCCAGTTGTGAACCGACTCTTCTGCTCCAACCAAATCAGTGGCATCTTCCGTAAGGAATGTAAGTATTCCTTGCACCACACAACCAATGCCAAACTGCAGGTAGAGCAGATGCGTAAGATGCTTGACGTTATCTACACAGGTATCGAAACGTATGAGATTGTCGCAGACAAGTTACTCAACGTAGAGGTATCAGATACACAAGTGGAAGACATCTTCAAGAAGATGTGGACCATGCCAGCACTGGTCGAGAAGACACCATACTTCAAACTCAGCACTGGTGAACGACGTACATACAACCGTATCACTGACGCTCGTAACACAGCGCTCAATATCTACCAGCACAGCAGCACACAAGAGAACATCAAAGGTACTGCGTTCGGTGCGT